ATTGAATTTTGCTGGACTAGCCACTAAGCTAGCCGCAGCCTGGCAAAAAGCGCCTAGCAAGCTGCAAAACTTTTGGGAAAGCGCCGGCGGCCAGATCAATGCACTAAAAAAAGCCTGGGAAGCCGGATCAAAGAAAAAAAGAATTTTTGGCGACGGTATTGGCGTAGCGCCTGCAGCCCCGGCCGCAGCCGCAGCAACTGCAGCACCTTTGCTAATTAAGGTAGCCGACTTTCTTAAAAAAATAGGCATAGAGCCTGACGAGCTGGTACAGGTAGGAAGAGATGCACTAAATAAAAGGGCGCAAGAGCTGGCCAAAAAGACGTTGGAACCTAAAGCAGCTAGCGAAGCCGTGAACATAGATATTGCCGACCAGGTATTTGAGCCAGCCGAGCTGCAGGCCACTACCGATATGGCACCAGCTACCACGACCGTTACTAAAAAACCTAATTTTTTACCGTTACTGATCGGCGGCGCTGCCGTATTGTATTTTGTAACTAGAAGAAAATAATATGACAGCAAAGCAACGAGCAGCCAGGGCCAAGTTTAAGGCCGTAGTCGCAGAAGCAAAAAAGCTGCGCAAGAAAAATCCAAAGCTAACGCAAGCGCAAGCCGTAAAGCAGGCATTTGCTATTAGCTATAGTAAAAAGCGAGCTGGAGTAGGCGCAGCACCTAAAAAGAAAATTGCACCAACAAAGGTAAAAGCTAAGAAAAGCAAGCGCACCAGCGAAATGCATACTGATACTAAGAGCCATAACGTAAATATCCGCGTTATGAGTGGATACAAAAAAATAGGAAATACAAGTACAGTAGAAGTTGGAGATATTTTTGTTTGTAGCTGGGGATATGATCAAACAAATATAGATTTTTACAAAGTAGTTAAAAAAACAAAAACTGGAGTAAGTATAGTTCCTATGTCTAAAAAAGTAATTGAATATAGCGATAGATATATGACTGGTAAAGTTTTACCAGGAGAAGTTTTTGTAGGATCTAAACCTATGCGTAGAAAATTAAATAAGTATGGAGATAAGTTTTATATTTCTATAAATAGTTTTAGTTCAGCAAAAAAGTGGAGTGGTATGCCTGAAACATTTACTACTTACGCATAAATGTATAAAATTTTACCCTATACAGCAGCCCAGGCCCGGCGCCTTAATGTAAAGATCCGGCCTAGCAGCAGACAGGGTAAAAAAATAGACGTCTTTGATAAAGAGGGGTATTACATAACAAGCGTTGGCGCCAGGGGTTACCTGGACTATCCGACGTATAAAAAGTTATTCGGCAAGAAAGTAGCAGATCAGCGCCGAAAACTTTACAAGGCCAGGCACGAGAGGGACAGAAAAGTGAAAGGATCGCCGGGCTACTTTGCTGATCAGCTACTATGGTAATTTAGGACGTAACAAAACAACTATAAACTAGAAAAATGGCAAGACGTAGAAAAAGCACCAAAAGACGCAGTTCACGCCGTCGTATGGGAGCCGTTGGCAAGGCCAACATTCAAGCAGCCCTGGGTATTATTGCCGGAGCTGTAATTGGTAAAAAAGTCGCCGGGTTTATCCCAGTAGGCGACGAGCGTATCAAAAATGCAGCTGTACTGGGTATCGGTCTGGCGTTCCCAATGATCCTTAAAGGTGATCTGGGCAAGGCTATCGGTAACGGTATGATCGCTGCCGGTGGCGCTGGTCTAGTAGGCGGCCTTATCCCTGCACTGGGGCAAATGGACGATACTATGACTTTTCCTGTAACAGTAGGCGAGATCCCCGATAACATTAGTGTTATTGCTGGCGACGACAGCGTAATGGCTGGCGACGATCTTTCAGTCCTGGCTGGTATGGAAGAAGATGAAACGTACTAAAATGGATCACCTGTATTCACCTTTATTTAACTAAAAGCCCCACGCCAGGCAATACGAATGGCGTAACAATTATTATGGCTTCAACAGTAGGCACTCGCCTAGCATTTGAAAAAGCGAAACAGGCTATCAATAACGCCGGTTTTTCGCTCGGACAGGCTGTACTTTCACAGTCCTATCTTCGTTTGGAAGTAGCTTTATCAACTACTATCACAAACTATCAGTTCCCAGTTCTCACTAACGATGTTAGCAGCTCAAATACAGCTAGCTTTAACACAGAGCAGCGTTTGAACTTGCAGGACGCTTTCGTATGTTCTTCAATCGGTCTGTTTTTCGCTGTACCTAGTAGCACTACAGCAAGTAACTATCGGCTTTTTACTTATCCCAGCCCAATTACTTTTAGTGGTGCAAACACAGCGACTAGCTTGCTCAACTGGTATAACAGCTCGCTCACTTTGACCGTTAATAACCGTCAGATTGTGCCTGCTTACGACTTGTACCGTCACTACTACGTGCCTATGCAGCAAGCGCAAACAGCGCCTTACTACGCTGCAAACACACAGGCTTTTGTAGATCAAAACGACGGAAGCGAAAATGCTTTCTATCCTGTAGAGCCAGCTTGGGTACTGGTAGGATCTAAGCAAAACACGCTTCAAGTACAGTTACCACAAGCTATGGCCGCAGTTGAAACAAACAGCCGCGCGATCCTTATTCTTCGTGGTCACTTGGCGCAGAATGTAACGCCTGTACGTTAATTTTTCGTTTCGGGTATAAACTCAAAGGGCCGGTTTCGGCCGGCCCTTATTTTCAAAAAAAGTAAAATTTAAGAAAATGGCATTTAAGGCCGCTAAATACGAACTAGTAGAGCTACTGGTTCCTGGAGTAGCAACAACAGGACAGACACAGACACAATGGTCGTTCCCTGACCTGCCTAAGCTACGCTATACAGCACTAATGGCGCTGGAAACGTTCGCCGTTGATACAGTAACCGTATCGCCTAACAACGTCGCTTTGCCGTCCGCCGCTATTATGCAAAAAAGTTACTTGGTACTCTATTCAAACGAGCGCCAAGATCTGTTTCGCATACCTTTAGTATCACTGATCCGCACCCAAGCCACTACAGCTGCTACAGCGCCGTTTGTGCGTAGCTTGCCTGAGTTCAGCGGACAAAAGATAACTTGGGATAAGAGCTATATCACTATCGCGTCGGCGCCAGCTAACACGACAAATATTAGCTTTGTTTTTGGCGTTTACTATATCTAAAAAACTATGGCTGCAACAGCACAACTACGAAACGCAAGCGCCGTCCTAAATTGGTATAACGAGCAGCCGCAGGCTGCTTGGAAGATATTTAGGTTTTCAGTAATGGCTAAAAACATTACTGGCGCTTATGACGGTAAAAGCAAAGAGGAAGGTTTTGACAAGCTACAAACCGAGCTTTCCTATATTGCGCCGGACGATTACAACAATTTTGTTTTAGGTCTATACAATGACAAAGACAAAGAAAGAGTATCGCCAGCGATCAATAAAGTTTTTGTGCTAAACGAAGCGCCGCTAGGTATGATCGCAGGATACGGCGTAAGTAATCAGCAGGCCCAAGTTAATAACGAGATACTAAACGAGATTCGGGCGCTACGAGCCGAAAGAATGGCCGAACTAGAAACGGACGATAAAGAAGAAGAAGAAGCCGAGCAGCCAGTAACGCCGTCCAGTATTTTAGCCGGTATGCTTCAACAGCCACAAGTACAACAAATGTTAATTGCTATGTTAGGTAACCTGGTAAATAGCTTTAGCGCTCCAAAGGTGCAGCACGTTAGCGGGACGCAAGATATTGAGCAAATAGTACAAACTTTATTTAGTAAAGGGGTAACAGCCGACGACTTGGCAAAGCTGGCAGCTATGCCGCAAGCCCAGATATCAATGCTGTTATCTATGCTTCGTAAGTAATGGCAGGCAAAATAAAAATATCAGCTACAGACGTGCTACTGGTAGGCGGTGGCCTACTGGCCTTTACAGCTATTAAACGCCTGTTAATTGCAGGCGGGATCGCGGCAGGGCCAGGCACACAAAGCGCAAGCCAGCAGATAACAGATCCGGGTAGCTATTGGAAGCCGCTTTACTACAGACGTACCGGTGGGATCTTAGTACAAAGGGCAACAGCGGAGCGATTAGCAAGGCAGATACATAACGCTTTCGGACTTTTTCAGGACGACTTTAACGCTGTTATGGCCGCTTTCAGCCAGCTAAAAACAAAGGCCGCGATATCTTTTGTCGCCGATGTATTTCAGCAGCGCTACCGGCAGGATCTTTTGACTTTCTTAACCAATGGTGGCGGTATATTGCCCTGGGACGGCTTAAGTGATAGCCAGCTTCGCACATTATTAACATACACAAACAGATTACCAGCACGATGAAAAAAAATATATTGCCCTTACTACTGATCGCCGGCGCAGCTATTGCGTTTATGGCGTATCGCAGACGGCCCAGGGTAACCGTTGAAGCAGGGCCAACAGAAAGGATCACTGAACAAGATTTCGCGGCGCCTATAGATATGCCCCCAGCTAGGCAAACAGCCTTAGATATCGGCACAAAGCTGATCAGTAATTTATTTACAAAGAAGCCTGGCGCAAAGGCCAGGGCTACAGCTGTAAAAAGAGCCGTAAGGACTAAGACAGCTACCAGGGCGCAGGCAAAGGCTGTAACTAGACAGCTATCAAAAGGTATTCGCGTAGCCGGTTTTGGCGATAATGTACTGGTATAAAAAAAACGACAATGAAAAAAGGAACGATACTTTACCTAGTAGCCGCAGCCGCAGTGTATTATTATTTTATGAAGCGCAGACAGGCTACTGGCAAGACAGCGCCTAGCGCAGAAAGCGCAGCCAGCACAGCTCGGCAAATGGTGGCTAACATTGTGGATCAAACGACTTTTTTGCCTGACGAAACAACTATGCGCCAGGAATATGCTAAAGATCAAAAAAACTGTAGATAATGGCTTGCGTAAAATTCATTACAGAAACAAAGATATTTCAGCAAAGTGGCCAGACGGACACAAACGCGAACAGCGTTATATTCGTCAATCAAGGCACTAGCAACGTAACCGTTGACGGTTTTTTGCTGACGCCTAACCAGTCGTGGAATATCACTGGTAACCGCGACGAGATTAACGTGAAAGTGTATTCTTTTAATTTTAGTGGGGCAGGAGTTAATCAACTTACCGTAATACTCAAACGATACGTTTAATGTTCGTAGATTTTAATATACTTAATCAGCTTGGATCGCCGTCTATCAATAGTAACACGTTTGCTAATAGGCCAGCCGCCGGACAGACAGGCCGGCTGTTTGTTAGTACCGATACTTTTGAGATCTTTCGGGATAACGGTACCGGCTGGGATCTAATCGGTGGCCCTGGCGCTGGCACTATTACCGGCACTGGTACAGCTACGCAGGTCGCTTACTTTACCGGCGCGCAGACGATCGGCAGTAGTGCTAATCTGTTTTGGGATAATACAGCCGGCGCGCTAGGGATCAATACAGCCACGCCAGGCGCGGAACTAGACATACACGGCACCGGGATAATAGTTCAAGTTAATTCAACTAGCGCTACAGCTAACAGCTTGCTGGCCTTTCAGCGCAGCGGCAGTGGCGTTTGGCGCATAGGCGATCAATATAACGGCGGCAGCAACTTTTTTGAGCTGCATAATACTGTACTAACAAACAATGCTATTGAAGTAACGGCCGCCAATAACAAAAGCACCTTTACTGCGCTAGAAACGTATGCTAGCGGCCTGGCTACCGGTAACCAGTTTACCTACAATTTAACCGTACCTAACGGAGTAAATATAACCAGCCCTAACGCTGTAGGCGGAGTTAATAGCTATCTAAATTTATCACTAGGCGGCAACACTACGGTGCCGGTCGGAGCCAGGCAAGGTTTAGAGGGCAATAGCCGGATAAGTTTTACCGGCGCTGGCACGCTTACAATGACGCAGGGCAGCACCGTAAGGGCTTTTAGCGCGCTTTCTAGCGTTTACAGCTTTGCTGGTAGCGCTGTAGGTACAGTAACGCACTTGGCAGGCCTTAGGATCTGTTTTCCCGATAATCTCGGTAGCGCTATCAATATAACAAACAATTACGGCCTGTTATTAAATGACCAGACGACAGGGCTGGGTACAGTTACCTATACTAACCGCTGGGGAGTTTACCAGGAAGGCAGTAGCGATCTAAATTACTTTAACGGTAATTTGCTGGTAAAAACGACCACAAACGCCGGGTTTGCTTTAGATGTTACAGGTGGAGCCAGAGCCACTACAGGCGTAAGCGCTGGTACAACAGTTTTAGCAGCATTTGGACAAGCGACAAGAAGTGAAGATGGTGTTACAAATAATAACTATTTTTCAACTGCTCAAGATATAATCTTTTCATCGAATAGGTTTAGAAGTAATTTTTTAAGTCCTTCAAATAGGTTAGTTTTATCAACTCAAAATATAGCCAATAGAACAGTGGCTTTATTATTTGGTATTGACGCTTTACAATTAGACGCTGGAATTACTTTAGATAACAATACTAGAACTGTTTCTTTAATAAATAGTACAGGAAACTCAAATAGCTCAACTTATACACCTAGGCTAAATGTCTTTACAAGTGGCAACGTAGCTATAAACAGCACTACCGACGCCGGTTTTAAGTTAGATTGCAACGGCACAGCTAGATTTAGCAATACGGTCGATACTACAAATTTAACAATAACAAATACAAATGGAAGGGTAACATTTAATAATTCAATTACTCAAGGTGGCGTACTTTGTTCAAATACAAGCGGTTTAAGATTAAGCGGTGGCCCGGGTGGTGCTGGTACTAATTATTCAGCTATATCATTGTTTACTGGTGGTGATTTATCAGGTGGTAATATAACGGCTACAGGTGGAACGATACAATTTGTTAGAGTTGGAGAAAGTATATCTGGACAACAAATTGCTCCGACTAGTGGTACTTTATCTGTAACTGGATTAAATATATCACTAGGAATAAATACAACAGGCACCTATTCTGGTATAATTAGAGGACTATTATTTAGTCCTATAATTGTTTCATCAACTGGCGCCGATATTCGTGCAATAGAAACAGTAGTAGGAAATACATTGTTAGGTACAACCAGCGGTAGCACTAGTATAGGCGCTACAACAACAATTAACGCCAGCGCGCAACTACAAGTAGTAAGCACTACAAAAGGCTTTTTACCGCCTGTAATGACCGGCGCGCAAGCCGAAGCAATAGGCACACCAGCGGCCGGCCTTATGGTATATGCCAACAACGGTAACGGAGTAACGATAACAACTACAGGCTGGTGGGGCTACGACGGCGCTACCTGGGTTAAATTAAACTAATAAAATAAAAATAAAATGGGATATTCAATTCAGCCCGTAACAATTTGGGCAAACGGCGAGGCAAAGCAAGGTAACTATATTGACGCTTCGATAGTAAACGACAATCTTAGCGACTACGCGCAGTTTTACTGGCAGATCAGTAGCGTAACTGGTACCGGCCCGGACGAGCAAAAACAATCGCTGTCGCAAGGCAACGTATCAATAAGCGGACAAGCATACGACGATTGGGGCCAGTCGGCTGATATCAATTTAGCGGCTTATGAGTATATTTGTGAGCAATTAAATTTAACCCTAATACCTTAAAAAAATGGCAAACGTACAGGAACTAAAAGCCCAGGCCTACGACCTACTGGCAAACATTGAATTTTTACAAGCTAAGCTGAGAGAGGTCAATATGACTATAGCAGAAGAAACTAAAAAACAGCAAGAAAGTGGATCTAAACTTAGCAACGATAGCAATTAGTAGCGCTTGTAGCTTTGTGGCGTCCTGGGCCGTACTTAACCAGCGCGTAAAGACGCTGGAAGAAAAGCAGGCCAAGCACGACGACCACGGCGAGCGCCTTATCCGGCTGGAAACGAAGCTAGATATCTTAATTCAGCAATTCAAGCGTTCTAGCTTATGAAAACACAGCTCATACGATTAGCAGACGTGGCCTTTATTGGCCCGTTTATGCTGTATGCAGCGACCAAGCTAAAAGGCCAGGATCGGCAAATAATGGCAGCCCTGGGCCTAGCCACAATAATTTATAACGGAATAAACTTTGTAAAAAATGAAAAAACTATTTAAAAACTGGAAAACGACCTTTTTCGGCTTCGCAACTATTATCGGCGGCCTAGCTGCTATTTTGAAAGGCGACCTGGTTACCGGGATTACTACAATTGGCGCCGGCCTGGGCCTTACAGCGGCAAAAGACCTGGATCAAACAGGGCTGTAATGAATGAAAGGCACAAAGAACTATATTATTGCCCTGGCTATACTAGGGCTGATCTTAATTAGTAGCAAAATGAGCGCAGCGGCACTAATAGCTAAATTCGAGGGCCTGGAGCTTAAAGCCTACCAGGACAGCGCCGGTATATGGACTATAGGCTACGGCAATACGCGCAATCCTTATACAGGGCTACCAATTAAGAAAGGCGACAAGATCACTAAAAAAGAAGCCCTGGACTGGTTACGGATCACTACAGCGGCCGTTGAAGCCGACGTTAATCGCTTAGTAAAAGTGCCTGTAAATACTAATCAACGCCTGGCACTGGCCAGCCTGGTATTTAATATCGGCGCCGGAGCTTTTGCAAGATCCACGCTGCTTCGCTTACTTAATAGCGGCGCTGAAAAATCAGCTGTAGCGGCCCAATTTTTACGCTGGAATAAAGTAAAAGGCAAAGAGGTAAAAGGACTAACCAGGCGCAGACAAGCAGAAAGCGAATTATTTTTATCCTAATTAGCTGAAATTCAGCTTTTTTATCAATCTACTCAATCACAGAGTAGATTTTTTTTTGGTTGGTAAATAAATTCTGCTATAAATTCGTAAACGACAAACGACTTTTACTAACCTTAAATCTACGGAACTATGGCAATCCTAAGCGATCGCGCAGCCTACTTGCGTGAACTAGATCAAAAAATCAAAACCTTACAATTTTTAGGCAAACACCTGGACGACGCAAAAGTAAAAATTGAATTTACCTACAGTTGCGGCAGCCGGGCGCTGGTAGATCAATCACTGATCCCTTTTAACCTGGCTATGGAGCTGCGCGTACTTATTGGCGATAGTATTGACTATTATCAACGCGTTATTGTAAACGTCAATTCAATCCCAGATGAAATTGGCTAAATTTTTACTGGAATTATTTTTTTTAATTCTAGTATGCCTGCCAGTATTTTTCCTGGCCTATCTTACTATTGAAATATCTTTTTTTATTTATTACTTCAAAAAAAACCTAAACAAATGGAAAACTTCAATCATCCGGCGTTCCCGCCGCAAGTAGCGCAAGACAACCTGGGCCGCTTTGTCGCCCCGATCCCTGGAATGAGTAAGCTAGAGTATTTTGCTATCCAGCTACTTCCTACGTATTTGGAGCTAGGTAAAAAGCACCCACTGGCAGACAAAGGGCAGCCGGTTACACCAATCCAGGCCGCTATTATTACTGCAAAAAATTTACTAGAACAATTAAATGAAAAGCCCAATGAAAATACTTTACAGATCATTGAATAGCCCTAAATTTTGGCTACTGATCATTACCCTATTTATGCTATGGCTTTCTAGCTACTGGAACTACTAACTAAATGGCAAACGACGTCCGCGAAATTACTGAACTATTAAAGAGCAGGCGATACGACGCTGCCAATAGGCCGCCAGCGCAAGCCCCTATATTTACTATCCAGGGTAAAGTAGTGGGCTGCCTGCAGTCCTATATTGTTTTTAGCGGCCTGCCAAAAGCTAGTAAAAGTACATTCGTTGGAGCAGCTGCAGCGTCGGCCCTGGTACCTACTTTTCAATCGGTATGGGGTATGAAACTGCAGCTCCCTTATGACCGGCCCCGGATCGGCTATTTTGATACCGAAATGAGCAGTTTTGATTTTTACAGGCAAATGGATAAAATAATTAGCCTGGCCGAAAAAAAGAGCCTGCCCGATCATTTTGACGCTTATTCAATGCGCGAGGATATGCCAGCCAAAATACGCGCAATGATCGAACAGTATTTAATTGATAACAAGGACTGCAGCTGTCTTATCGTGGACGGCTTGCTGGATCTTTGCCTGGACTACAACGATCCGAAAGAAACTAGGCTAGTCACTAACTGGCTAAAACGGATTACAAAGCAGTACGACATTTTACTAATAGGAGTTTTGCACTTGGGTAAAGGCCAGGGAGAAACGCTGGGCCACCTGGGCAGCAATACCGATCGCTGGAGCCAGTCGACAATGATAGTCGAAAAAAACAAAGACGCCGGCCAGTTCGTACTAAAGTCAAAATATCTTCGTAGCGACGGCGACTTTGAGCCGGTCGCCATAATGAACTATGACGGCCGCTGGAGCCAAGTACCGTACATTGAGCCAGCACCGACGATCCCTACAAAAAAAACTAAAAAATAAATTTTATGCATAAAATGTCTATTAACGAATTATCAAAACTAATGGCAAAACACATTTTAGAAGATAATATGCTGGATATTGAAACCGTTGCGAGAAAAGCTAAAATATATTTATTAGCCTGGCAACGAACGCAACAAATACCTAAAAAAATAGAAAAATTAACTCAAATACAAATAGACGGTATAAAATATCAAATAATGAAAAAACATTATGAAAATGTAATATTGGAAAATATAGATCCAATAAAGGCAGGATATGAAATAAATAGATTAAGAGAAATTATGGACTTAATAGACAAACAAAATTTTAACCCGGGGACAGGGGCAACTGAACAGCAATAACTATGGAACAGAAAAATAACAGCGGCAGCCTTTACAAAAACACTAAGGACAAGCCCACGCAGCCGGACTACACCGGATCGGCCACCATTGCCGGAAAGCAATATCGGGTTAGTGGCTGGGTAAATAAAAGCAAGGCCGGATCTAATTATTTACGGATCTTATTTAGTGAGCAACAGTCGCAAGATCTAAACGCTACAGCCAGCCAGGTTACTATGCCTATGCAGCCGAAAAGTAGCCAGGAGCCAGTAGATAGCGTTATTTTAGACGATCTACCTTTCTAAAAAAAAGCGCCGGGAGTAAACTCGACCGGCGCGGACAAACGACTACGGAACTTGCCGCGGTCACCTGTATTCACTGCTAAAATAGTATAAAATGACTAAAAAACTAGAAACAGCCATAGTTTTTTTTAAGCCTGGTACAAAACGGCCCAGAAAATACCGGAATATCACTAACAGGCTAAAATTTAGCCAATTTTGCGCTAGTTCGGGCGCCTGGTACATTAACTGGTACGACAAGGAAACGGCCAATTTTGAGGGCCGCACGTGGCTTATACGCGATTTTGAGAAAAAGTAGTAAATTCGACTCACATAAGCAGACAGGGTTGGTTTAGGAGGGCCGGGCGTTTCTACGCCGGGCCTTTTTTATGCCCTTACGGTACTTTTCTATTTTAAAATAAAGGTGAATACAGGTGTGTGGATATTTTTAGGCTAAATTTTATGCTCTGTATGAATTTTTTTCACTAAATTCGCCGTAGTCCGCGTAGCGGCCCTACAAAGCCGCACGCGGGCTAGGCGAAAAGTTACAAAAGTGAACAAATTTTCAAATAGATTTTTTTGCTTCAGTTTTTGTTTTTATTTTCGGTAACGACAAACGACAAGGATCTAAAAGGCCGCAGCACATTGTAAATGCGGAATATCTTACTACTGGTAGGCGGCGCAGCTGCACTGTTTTTTTTATCACGCTATCGCTTCGGACAAAGAGCCGTATTTTCTTTGCGATCGCTTCGACCTGGCGGCACACTATTTGCCCCAGTTTTCAACGTGGAACTGGCCGTATCAAACCCCACAAACCAGGCTATTGTAGTAAAATCAATTACTGGATCTATAAACGTACAGGGATCAGCTGTAGCCAACGTATCAGCGTTTGGCGATCAGCGCGTAAGTGCAAACAGCGAAAGTATTTTGAAGCTGCAGGCCCGGCCTAGCGCTGTAGGAGTATTTGAAACGGTGCGCGAGCTGTTAAGCCGTCCGCTGGGATCTACTAGCGTAAGTTTTACCGGTACGGCCAATGTGGACGGATTGGTTGTGCCTGTTAGTGAAAGTAAAATGATCTAAGGAATGGACGCAACTACTTTAATGGGTAGGCTGGGGCCGTTTCAAAATAGACGTGAAATGCTTACGGCAGATCAAAGTACCGGCGACATAATAGACGCCATACTGGAAGCACACCGTAGGCACGCACACGACTACAGTAAAATAAGTTCTTTTTTTAACGGTGGATCTAGGCGAGCGACAGCGCGTAAAATTTTTAATTTTCTAAAAAACAATGTGCGCTACGTGATTGAGCCAGGAAGCAAACAGACGGTAAAAAGCCCTGCAGCGATCCTGGCTACTGGTTACGGCGACTGTAAGCACTATAGCTTATTTGCCGGAGGCGTTTTACAAAATTTAGGCATACCGTTTGCCTATCGCTTCGCTAGTTACAAAATGTTTGATAAACAGCCGCAGCACGTTTTTGTAGTTGTTAACCCTGGCACGAGTAACGAAATTTGGATCGATCCGGTAGTTGGCGACTTTGATTACAAAAAACCGTACACATACGCAACAGACAGAAAAATGGCACTATACTCTATAAGCGGAATTGGCGCAACAGCGCAACAAAAGGCAGACCTAAGAGCTGCTAAAGCAGCAAAGAAAGCGGCGCCGACTAAGGCGGCGAAACAAGCAGCCAAGACAACAGTCCAGGCTGCCCGCAAAGCTGCAGGCCGTACAACTGGCCAAGTATTAAAGAAAGGCGCTAAAGTAGTTTTAAAAGTAGCAGCCGCACCAGTGCGAAATTCGTTTTTGCTACTGGTTACAATCAATTTTGCAGGGCTGGCAACTAAGCTGGCCGCTGCCTGGCAAAAAGCACCTAGCCGGCTAACTAACTTTTGGGAAAGTGCCGGCGGCCAGATCAATGCATTAAAGAAAGCCTGGGAAAAGGGATCTACTAAAAAGCGGATCTTCGGCGACGATCAAATCGGCGTCGCACCGGCAGCACCAGCAGCAGCCGCTGCAACTGCAGCGCCACTACTGGTTAAGGTAGCCGACTTTTTCAATAAAATTGGAATAGATCCGGCCGAGCTGGTACAGGTAGGTAAGGACGCCTTAAATAAAAGAGCGCAAGAGCTGGCAAAAAAAGCACTAGAGCCAAAGGCCGCCAGCGAAGCTACGAACATTGATATTGCCGATCAGGTATTTGAGCCAGCCGAGCTGCAGGCCACTACTGATATGGCACCAGCTACGACTACCGTTACTAAAAAACCTAATTTTTTACCGTTACTGATCGGCGGCGCAGCCGTATTGTATTTTGTAACTAGAAAGAAATAATATGACAGCAAAGCAAAGAGCAGCCAGGGCCAAGTTTAAGGCCGTAGTAAAAGAGGCCAGCAAGCTGCGGAAAAAAAATCCTAAGCTAACGCAAGCGCAAGCCGTAAAGCAAGCCTGGGCGATTAGCTATAGTAAAAACCGTGCTGGAGTAGGCGCTGCGCCTAAAAAGAAATCAGCACCAACTAAAGTAAAAGCTAAGAAAAGTAAGCGCACTAGCGAAATGCACACCGATACTAAAAGCCATAACGTAAATATCCGCGTTATGAGTGGATACAAAAAAATAGGAAATACAAGTACAGTAGAAGTTGGAGATATTTTTGTTTGTAGCTGGGGATATGATCAAACAAATATAGATTTTTACAAAG